CAGGACGTTCATGGGGTTTCCTTTCAGCCTTCAGGGAGAAGCGCGGCCCAGGTCTTGGGACCGCAGATGCCGTCAGCCGTCAGGCCTACGGATTTCTGGAAAGCGCGCATGGCCGCATCGGTGCGGGAACCGAACATGCCATCGGGCGTGACCTCATAGCCGGTGGCGGCCAGCAGGCCCTGCGCCTCGGCCACGGCCGCACCGCGCGAGCCGCGGCGAATGGCGGGGTAGTCGGGCTCGGGCGTCAGGGCGTTTTCATAGTCCAGCGCGATATCGGCGATCTGGCGGGCGCAATCGGTGCCGTTGATGATGCGCCGGGCGCTGACATAGTCGGCCTTGGCGGTGCCGATGTAGTGCGAGAGCTTCTTGCCGGTGAACCAGCCATCCCGCGAGCCGCGCACCAGCACCTCGGCCGCGATCTGCGGATCCATGGCGCGATCCGGATCGGTGATCAGGTCGACACCGATCTCTTGCCCGGCACGGATGTAGTTCCGTTCCCAGGTCAGCTGCACGAAGCCGCGCCCATGCCACGGGTAATAGCGCAGACCCTGCCGATACCGCTCGGCCTTGGCCCCGAGGTAATAGGCCTCTTCGACGGGCTGCATGGTCCGGTTGGTTTCCCAAAAGGACGTGGCCAGCACATAGGCCGTCTGTTGAATGGACAGGCCGAGCCGGTCGGCTGTGGCGATGATCAGCCGGGTGTGGCCCAGATCGAGGTCGGGCATGTCAGTCTCCAATGAAAAAGCCCCGCGCGATGGCGGGGCCGGGATCGTCTTGTTTTCAGCCTGTTTACGGGCAGTGATCGCTGCCTTGTGTCAGCAGCGTCACAGAATTAGATTGCCTGTGCATTCACTCACATTAAGCAGGCATATCGGTGCCCATCCAGTTTCACCCGCAGTATGGATCAATCGTTTGTGTACGATTCGAACCGGGCTTCAAGCAGCCAGAAATGATCAAGCAGCGCCTCTGCATTGTTATGTCCAAGGCGATGGGCGGTCGTGAAAGCCTCGTGACGGTTGTTCCCCTCTCCACCACCAAGCCTGCGATCATAAAGCCATTCCACATGTCCTTGCGCATCCCCTTCCCTCTGCCGGCGGGATGGGGTGATGGAGAGAGATGGGTGAAGGGTGACATGGTGTATTCTGTTGGATTTCACCGAGTTGAACTCCTCCGCCTCGGAAAGAACGCTGAAGGGCGCCAATATCAGAAAAGTGCCCTTCCAGACGAAACGCTGCGGTCGATACAGAAGTGCGTTCTTCACGGTCTCGGCATGAGCTCTCTGGTGAAGCATGTTGACCCACCGCCCGCACCGCCTCTTGAAAATTAGCACATAACACTGTAGATAACGGCTGTTCGCGGCTCTGCTCACGTCATCCGCATTAAGACCCCACCAGGGGCCACCGGTCCAATTTGAGTGAATGCAAACTCTCGGATCGGTGCTGTATGGGGCCACCTTTGGGTGGCCCTTTGCATTCGTTATCATTGCTATCTTCATGAGCCAGACACGTCGACCTATCAGAAGAAGTGGGCGAAGAGGCCGGGCAGGATCAGGAACAGCAGCCCCGCGATCGGCACGCCGACCGCGAGCGTGTGCCAGAAGTCTTCGCAGGGGCTGGCCTTGGGCCGTCGCAGGATGGGCTTTGCCGCGCCCTGCGTGTCATTTTCCCGCTGCTTCATCCGGTTCATCCTCCCTGGCAAGGATCGGCTTGCCCGAGGCGAGCCTCTCGATGATGGTCACGGCCAACAGGCCGACGAAGAAGGCAGAGGCGCAGAGCATCCCGAGGGTGCCGCTGCTTGGGCCGTTCTCGGGCAATTCCCCAAGCCACGGCTTGAGCAACTGCGGCCCGAAGGCCCCGACGCAGAACGCCGTAACACTGCCGATGAACACGACCCGCATCCCCTCGCGCCAAGTCGTCTTGAGGGCGGCGGATCGAACCGCGCCGCCCAATGCCCCGAATACCGCGAGGATCAGCCCGCGCTCACTGAATATCGTCTGGAAGTCACTCACCGCTGCCCCGCTCGTCTTCTCGTCTTAGTTGGCCACCAGCGCAGCCACAGCGGCCGCGACGATGGCATCGACCGCCGCCGCATCGGGCGCCGTCTCGATCTGGTAGATGGCGCCCAGCCGGGCAGTCTCGATTTGCGCCGCGATGCCCCGCCACAGCGCCGACATGTTGGCCCACAGCTGCGCCAGCTCGTAGGCGGTCGGGGCGGTGATCCCGACCTCGGCAGCCAGCATTGGATAGCCGTCCAGCGTGGTGGGCTCGGGCGTCTCCGCCAGATAGCGCACCGCCTCGGCCTCTTTGGCGAGGTAGATCATCTCTTGGCCGGGAATGACCGTGATGTATTGCCCCCGGATCGTGGCCGCGATCTCATTGACCCGCGCCACTGCACGCGCCTTCACGCGGTCAAGCGGCAGGACTTCCGGCACCTCGATCTGTTCGGCATGGCCTTCCTCGACCGTCTCGCCCTCGCGCGCCTGCAAGGCCAGATCATCGCGACCGCACATGCCGGTGCGAACCACGACACCAGCGGCATCGCGGATGGTGAAAAGCACGCGCTCGCTCATTTCTTGATTACGCTCACTTCGGTGCGGCGATAGCGCAAGCGGAAGACGTTGCCGGCGCCGGTGACATCATTGAGGCCAGACGCACCGATCAGGATCACGAAAGGAACCGTATTAGGTAGAGTGACCTTGCGTGTCAGGGTCAGCGGGAACTGGATTTCCTCATTGACCGCGACGCGATGCTGGACGTCAAAGAATGACATGGATGTGATGCTTGATAGATCATCGATTGAGATATCGACGGTCCCTCTGGCCCTTCCCGCCGACCCGGTGCGTTCAAGGCCGACTTGCGCCATGAAGGTGACAAATGCCTGTTTTCCGCAGACATCAGGATCACTGATCGTGATGGTCTCGATGAAGTTCCCGGTGTTCCCCGAGAAGGTCACCCACGCAGCAGTGTAGCTGTTCCACTGCAGCGACACGTCACCGTCGTTCGTCACATCCTTGAAGTTCCTGCGCATCGCGCGCGGGCGGGCAAAATAGGCGTTGCCAGCATTGAGGTCATTCGCAACGCGCATGAACCGCGGGATGCCGTAAACAGCACCAGCGGGCGCGACAAAATCACCATATACCGTCAGCCACTGGCCGCTCGCCGTCAGGTCGAATGTCGTCCCGGTCGAAACCGAAATCTCGGCGCCGGTGATCCCGCGCCACGAAATCGCCACGCGCGCGAATGTCCGCCCCCCGGCGAAGTACACCCGACACGATGCGCGGTATGTCTCGCCCGGTTCGACCTCGATCCGGTTGTCGTTGCCCTGCGTTCCGAAACCCACTGTGGCCGCTGATGCCGGAACTGCCCCGATGCGCACGCAGTGGGAGGCGTTTTCCTTCCCGGCCAGCAATGCGAAATCAGTCTGCGCCCCATAGGTGCAATAGGTGTCGTAGGCGGTCCCGCCGATCTTGCCCCACACGCTGCCAAGCGAGCCCGGTGCGCCACTTGCCATCGCGCTATCTGGCAGCAGAGATTGCCAGTCTATCGACGGGATATCCCGTGGCCCAAACGTCAGATCAGCAGTCGTCGCAGCCATCCACGCCGACCACTGCGTCGGGCCGGGCTGCACCAGGCGCGCGCGGGCCTCATAGGTCACGCTCGGCAGGATGCCTGACGAATAGACCACGTCCCCGGCGTCCACGTCCGCAATGGTATAGGCCCAGGTATTCGTCAGGCCCTGCACGCGGATCTGCACCCGGATGCTGTCCGCGTCGATCTCGTCGCCATCCCACTGGAACCGCAGCGCAGCGCGCCGAGGCCGACCAGCACCGTCCAGCACCTGCGCAGGCGAAACCGTCCAGCCCGGCACAGGCTGATCCACCCGCGCGTTGGGAATGACCGACGGCACATAGGTCGGCAGCTCGTCGGTCGTCTCCCAATCGTAGTCGGACGGGTTGACCTCACGGATTTCCCATTGCTGCACCAGAGCGGCATTCTCGACCACCTGCGCCACGTCGAAATGCTTGGACGTGTAGCCGTTGCGCTCGCTCGTCCATGCCACCACGTCCAGCGGCTCGACCCCGGCGGCATAGTGGCCCAGGGTGATCGTGTGCCTGCGCCAGCGGCGGTTATCGCGCAGCCATGCCTGCATCAGGCGCTGCACCTGCCGCGCGAACGGCACGGCGGGCAGGCTCACAGACACAGGCAGCACGCGGCCCTGATCCTCGGTCACCCATGTGGCATTCGTCCGCTCGGGCGCGTCGTGGCTCTCCCACAGGCTCGACGGCTCGGGATAGCTGGCATTGATCGTGTTATAGGTCTCGGCCAGACCGGGGAACGGGTTGAACTCGTGTCCCGAAGTAACCAGCAAGTCGTCATCGCTGAAGAAGTAGACCGGCAGGCCCGGCCCGTGGGCGCGGATCTTGTAGGTGCCGCCGATCTCAACAATGGAACCAGCGCAGGACTTCAGCAGCTCTTCGATGATCTCGGCAGGCTCATCCTCAGCCACCTTGATCTCAAACCCGCAGCGATAGCGGGCTTGCGTGCCGCCCCCGGCCAGCGTGACAAGCTCGTCGCACTTGTTCGCGGCGGCGGCCCATACCGACAGCGGCAGGTCCTCGGCATCACACTTGCCGCCCCAGACCCGACCGTCAGGAAGCTCGATCCCGCGCAGGATATTGTAGATGATGACGACCGGGTTTTCGGTCCATTCCCACGTCGCCTTGTTGTTCCAGCGATGCGCGCCGCTGCCGCCGATGGTGCTGTCCTTGCGCGGATCATAGAGCTTGATCCCCTGCACCTCGAACAGCGGTTCCGGCCACGAGGAATGCTCTTCCTTCTTGAAGTAGTGATACATGACCGCATAGGCCATGTTCCTGCCGATCATGTCGGACTGCCACGGGCGCTCTACCCCGCTCGAATACTTCGCCATCAGGCGGGGCGATGCGGTCGTCTGCGTGCCGAGGAACAGGTCAGCCGCGTAAAGCTCGCCCGCCGCGTCGAAGGTGATCCCGTCCCACGAGACACCGGTATTCATGTCCCGCCAGGCGCCATTGATCGAGATGCGCGAGATCCCGGTGATCGGCAGGTCGCTGATCTGGATCACGTCGAACATGTCGCGGTTGTTCGATCCGAAAGTCATGCGCGGCGCGATCCGCGTGCCCGCCGTTGCATAGCGCCCGACGATGAACGACTGGCTGAGCGTGCCACCCTCCTGCGTCGTGTCGGTCTGGATGCCGCTCGATCGTGGCTTGCCGAGCAGCGCCGAGGACAACGCCGACAGCGCGATGCTTACGCCGATCTTGATCAGCGCGCCCACGACCACGTTGGCAGCGGCCAACTTGGCAACGGCCGTAAAGAGCATGCCGACCGGGCCAGCGTGCGCCGGTTCCGCAAGCAGAAAAACCGCCCAGAAGGCGGCGAAGATCACAGAAATGATGTGCATATCAGACCCGGAAAGCCCGCTTGGCAGTGGTGAGCGGCACTAGGACGAGGCCGCCGCGCGACATGACGTAGATCGAATGGCCCTGCACGATGCCAAGCGCCTCGACATCATCCACCCCGTCAGACGGGACAACCGCGATATCGCCCTCTTGCGCCATGATCGGCGGCACCTCGGGGTAAAGCGAAGCCGCCAATGCGACGTGATCAGCATGGCCCTTGTCTTGCAGCGCCTTCAGGCCCTTCGCGAGGCTGCGGTATTTGCCCCGCCAGCCGCGCGCATGGTCAACGCCGGTCATTGCCAGAACAGCGCCCGCCGTGAAGATCGCGCAGTCGAGCTTGCCCGGTTCGAACGGCAGCCGGTGGATACTCGACAGATAGGCGGTCAGGCGGTGCTGCCAGTCTTTCGTCTTGGTCGTCATGTGCCCCACCTCACCTTTACCGTGCCGCCGATGTCGGCATAGCGCATGATCCTGTCGCCCGACCGGCGCTGATACGCCTCGTCCGACTTCTTGGCCGGGATAACCCGCGTCAGGCCCCGGCTGTTGCTGGCCAGCGTGATCGATGCCGTTGCATCGCCGCCTTCCTCGGGCGTCGGGATCGACACGCCGTCAATCCAGCCCTTGAAGATCCGCACTGGGCTGCCAAGGAGCGTGCCTTGGTCGGGGTGGAAGAAAGCCCGATGGATCTCCACCGGGGCCAGCTTTGGCTCATAGCCGCGCAGGGCGATCTCCACCTCCGGCGCGATGCCCGACACGCTCACTTCTGGTTGCCAGACCTCAAGCCCGGCACGCGCCGTCAGATCTGGCACTGCGAGCAGTGTCCCCGCCCCGTAGTATTGACGCACCACGCTATCAATCGTGAACTCTGCGTGATCGTCGCCATCCCAAAGCCCAATTGTCTCCGTCGCCAGCGTGTCGCGGTTCTTGGCGCGTATCCACAGCAGATGCCGCACATATAGACCACTGCGGTCGCTAAGATTGTTTGCGATTATGCTCTCATAGGTCCGCATGCTACTTCCCGAGTGTCTGCCGCAGGGTCAAGCTCATGCCGTCCGTCACAGCCACGCCCGCCGCGCCGGTGGAACCGTCAACAAGTTTGGCTCGCATCCAGGGCTTCATCAAACGAACCGGCTCGCCTATGGCGTATCCCGGCCGGATGGGCGGGATCACCTCGAAGTCAGGCGTGACCCCGCCACTGCTTGCAACCGCCCCCGACACAACCTGGTGGAAGGCGTAGCGCGTCGGATCGGTGCCATAGGTGAACGACAGATAATCCCCCGGTGCCAGCGTGTAGCCTGAGGGCAGCCCCCCAAGCCGGATATCGCGCAGGTTGGACTGCACCGTGTGCAAAACCACCGCGGAACTTCCGAGCAGGGTGCCGGTCGGATCGTAGGCCGGGGCAAAGCATGGCTTTGGGCGGATCAGCAGCGAGGCACTGGGCTGACGCAACAGGTGCAGCTTGGCTCGGATCTGTTCGGCACTACGGTGCCGCGCAGGCGACAGCTCCAGCTGCACGCGCCACAGCCGCGCGCCACTAGATGCGCGCATTTCATCCCCGCCGGCAGAACGAGTGACTATGTTGGTATCCGGCAGATCAAACGACGCGCGCATGACCTTGAGGCCCTCGAAGAAGGCCGAGACCGACATAGGATAGACCTGAGCCATTAGCGCCGCCTTCCGTCACGAACGATGCTCTTCTGTCGATCCGGCATTTGCCGATCGTACTGAGCAATGCCCTGACGAACGCCGGAGGCGACCATTTGCTCGATCTCCGCATTGCCGCGCGCGCCGGCCACGTTGACGTTGATTGCCACGCTGGAAGGACCAGATGCACCGCGCTGGCCTTTCGTATGGTCGACCACCGTTTCGCGCGGGTGGAGCATGGCGAGAAAGCCGCCCTTGCCATCCAGTCCGCCAGACCTGGAACCGCCGCCCGTATAGCCGCCACCATCGAATGACATCGCCCCGCCGATGGCCTGAGTAATGGCGCCGCCACCAGGCATCGAGTCGATCAGACCGAAGACGCCTTTCATCATCTGAGCCTTCGCAATCTCCATCAGCAGGTTGGCAATGGCCTTTCTGGCCGCGTCAGATCCCTCGAGAATCGAGCCAAAGACCTCGCCAAGGGCATCCTTGCCGCGCTCGCTGGCATCGGCGATCTCATCCATCTTCTCCTTGGCATTCTCGGCCTCGAGAGCTGCCTGTGCATATGCGCGGGCCTGTTCCTCGATCTGTGCCGACAGTTCGGGCGTGATGGCCTTGCCCTCTTCCTGCGCGGCGATCAGCAGGACGGCCTTCTGCTTGGCATATTCCGCCGCATCGCCATAAAGGTTCTGGGCGCTCGCCGCCTCCAGATATGCCGCCGTCTCGGCCTTCATCGTGTCGATGCGCTTCTGCACATTCTCGATCGCGGACGCATACTCGTCGCGATTGGACCCGCCACCACCCTTGCCGCCGCTGCCGCCGCTCAGGCGTTTGCGTTCATCGGTGATGATCGTATCCAGGTTGTCCCGCCCGAACTCGCCATAGCCCTGCTGGTTGGATGTGCGTGGATCTCCACCACGACCAGAATATACTTTGCCCTTGTCCGCCAAGGACTGCTGTGCCGCGAGCATTCTCGCGGCATCGGCAGCGGCGGCCATGTTCCCTGCCAGGCGACCCGCTTGATCTGCGCCGGCGCCGATGTTCCCCGCGATCGGGGCATTGGCGATGTCCTGTGCGCTTCGGGCCGCATCTGCTGTCTGGGCTGCAAAACTCTGCTGCTCGATCGCTGCGCGGGCCGTATTGTCCAGCAGGGCTTGGCTTTCTTCCGACAGGCCAATCCCGTTGTCGAGGCCATCTCCGAGCGCGAGGGCCATCTCCTTCATCGCCTCGGCCTTGGCCTGTTCATCCCCGCTGGCCAGCGCCGTGTTCATCTGATCGATGGCGTCCGCGACCCGCGCCGCCTCGTCATAGGTCATGCCCCACTCTTCGCGGATATCGGAAATGATGTCCTTCATGGCATCCGCAGCAGCATATTCCATGCCGGGTGTCTTCATCTCGACATCTTGCAGATACCGGTACTCATCGACCATGGATTGCAGACCGCCGAGTTCGTCTTCAACGCCTTGTCCGACCTTGGCGATGCTGTCAGAGAGCCGGACCTTCGCCAGCTGCAGCATGACTTCCTGAATTTCACGGGCAGCTTCGGCGTTCTGGCCGAACTTGGCATACATCTCGCCCATGGGCGTCAGAACAGACTCCACCGCATCGCGATAATCGCTGGACGCTTGCGTCAGCCCCTTGATCGCATCGTCCAGAGAAACCGCCTCGTCACCCGCGCCGATCAGCATCGAGATCAGAGGGATGCCAGCGGCAGCTGCAAGGCCGACGACCGCACCCAACGCCCCAAACCCACTCAGCAGCTGCGGAAGCTGCTGGCTGAGCGCGCGCGAGGCACTGGTACCGCTTGCCATTTGCACGGCGACGTCCTGCAGCTGAAAGCTCATGTTCTGGATCATGGCAGATCGACCGCCACCGATACGCGAGACCGACTTAGCCGCGCGATCAGCATCAGCGGCCATCTTGCGGCTGGCCGCGCCGAAGCGATTTTCCATGCCGGTCGAGGTCTGATTGGTGACCGCCTGCGCCCGCTTCATCTGGCCTTCGAACTTGGCGAGGGTGGCCTCCAGCCGGACGACAAGCGCCTCGTCAGCCGTCTGCTTTGCCATTCTCCAGTGCCTCCGGCTCGTATTTGGCGAGGATGTCGGCGAATTCCTCGTCTGAGAGGAATTCGACTTTCCGCTTCGACCCGGCGTTGAAGCCCCGGATCATGTTGACGAAGTCGTCGTACCGCATCGCCCGCAGGTCATTGGGCGACATGTGGAAGGTCTGGCAGATCTGCGAAACCTCGCTGAATTTCAGGGGTTTCGGATCCCCACCGACTTCGCCCTCCGATGGCTCGATCCCAGCCATCAGGGCGGTCAGGATGTCCATGGCGAGCGAGGCGTGGGCGAGGTATGGCTTCTTATCGAAATACTCTCGCATCAGATGGTCGGCCTTCAGACGCTCGAGCCCACCACCGATCAGCGCAAGACGGATCGTGTGGTAGATCTCGCCAGCGCCGAAACGACCGGTGCCGACCGACATGAAGATCGCACCGATCGCGGCACGTTCCTTGCCGGTGCCACAGGCCTGCTCAAGGTCAAGAACATCGCCGACCCGGAGCGCAAAAAGCCTCTCGCGCCCCGCCCATTCCCTGATCAGCTCCATCAGGCGGCCGCCGCAGTCCAGACGCGCTGGCCAGCGCCAGAGATCGTAGCGGTGAACTGGACCTTGCCCGAGCTTTCCTTGACCAGCTCCAACTCGCCGAGGAGCGCGGGCAGGGTCCAGTAGCCGCCATTGTTGGCAAGGCTCTCATCCATGAGGATGCGGATGTTCTTTTCGGCGGCGGTGTCGGCCCATGCGCGCCAGACCGGCCAAGCCTCTGTGGTGACCATGCCCGCGATGGTTACGCTGGTGTCTTGGCTCTCCAGATGGCGAAGGATAACCGCGGGAACATCCAGAGGGTCATCGCAATCCATGACCGTGTGCTCGCCCAAGTTGTTGGTCAGCTTCACGTTGTAGGTATTGCTGCCGCAGGTGTGCGCGAAAACTTCGGTCGGGGTAGCCCCATTGCCCAGCTGGACAATCAGGCGGGTCGTCTGTCTGCCGGTCGCCATAGGTCAGTCTCCTTTGATGGCGGGTTTACGTTTCGCCGGGATGGCCTCGGCTTTGCCTTCCGCGACCAGCGCCTTTGCAATGTGGCGCGGCACGGAAACGGTTGAACCTGCCGTGAAGGCAAGCGTCACCCCGCCGCTGACCGATAGTCAGCAGGGGCGAGGATCAGGATTTTCATGGGATCAGGACTTGATCGCCTTGGTCATTGCCCGTTTCAGGCGGGCATTGACCTTCTTCTTGTGCGCGCGCCATGCCGGGAAAAAGAACGGGTGTGCCCGCATCTCTTTCGTGCCGAACTCCTGATAGGTGGCATAGAAGGCTTCCTTGCCACCGGCATAGATCGTGATGGACATGGAACCATAGACCTTGCCACCGACCGAACCGACTTTCATCGTGCCCGCCGGCGCATCGCCCCAGGTCCAGCCGATGCTGTCGGCCATCTTTCCCGTGCGCCCCCGACTGGCAAACCGCTTCATCGTGGCGACGATCTCGGCAGCGCTGCGTTCCAGTTCCTTTTCGGCGGCATCGCGGACGCGCTTGGGAATAGCGTTGAACCGTGCATTCAGTCGATCGAGGCCCTGCACCATTACTCGGCATCCTCCATCTCGCATTCCACCTGCACGATGCCATGGAACCCTCCTTTCGGATCATCGAGAACCCGCATAAGGCCTACACGCATCAGCACCAGCGCGCCGCTGACGGGCTCGGCATTGTAGAGGTGCAGGGCCTTGTAGACCGCATCTGTCAGCGCCTTGACCTCGCGCTTGCCGTCCTGCGCCTCGGACCAGCAATCGATCTGGATCGTCTCAACCCGACCCGAAAAGCAGGTGAAGTCCTCGGGCACCACATCGGACGGGCCGAAGGTGATGGACGGCTGCGCCAACGTCGACGGCGGCGCATCCGCGATGCGGGTGCCGACAATCGCGGTCACTGCGGCGAAGCTCGACAGCCGTTCGAAGATCAGACGCTGCAGGGCGTTGCTTTCGCTCATACCGGCACCCCGCTTTCCGCCATGATCTCCAGCCAGGCACGATCCTGCGACGGAACCGGAGCCACGCGGACGTTGAATATCAGCGCTGAACGCACATCGCGGATCCGCCAATCAACGGTCACAGCCCGCGCTGCAGCGCAGTTGCGCACAGTGATGACCACGGGCTGACGGCCAGCCAACCGTGAGGCGATGACGGTCTCTGTCGCGCGCAGAAAGCGCACATGCGCGGCGCACTGATATTGCGAGAACCAGCCTTGCAGCATTCCACCTTGGCCGTTCTGCGCCGAAATCGGTGCATCGAAGGCGAGATCGAATGTCAGATCACCAGTCTGCATCACAGCATCCTGCGATATGGCGCGATCAGGGCGCCGACTGAAAGAGGAAGCTCCGCTGTTCGATCGCCAATCAGGCCCCGGTTGTTGTACCAGTGCTCGGTAAGCATAAGCATGGCGCGCTTGATTGCCGCCGGCGTGGACGTTGCGGCGCCATAGCCCGCGGTCATCCGGATGATGACCGGGAAAGGTGCGGTGGCCGAAACATCGGGCAGCGTGACACCCTTGGCCCAGTGCAACTCACTTGGCTGTCTTGGCCAGGATGACAGATAGAACGACGCATCGGACAGGTTCTGCGCCGTGCCACTGGTGTCGAGATAGGACACCGTGACGCTCTGCACTGGCTCGACCGGCAAAACCAGACAGGACGGCCAGGCCGCCAATTCAAGCTGCCAAACCTGAGTCACGATGGCCCGGCCGAGCACGCCTTCCGGGCCATCGAGATAGCTCACCACGGAATCGACAATCCCGGCGATCACATCGTCTTCGTCATTGAAGGTGATCCGGCACTGACGCTTCGCTTCTTCAACCGAGATCGGTGTCTGGGCGGGGGCCGTGGCGAGTGTCAGACGCATTCTCAGGCCTCCCCAGGCTTACCGTCTTTGCCGCGCGCGGCCTTGTCGGCGGTTTCCTTGGCAGCGGCTTCAGCAGCGGCCTTGTCGGCGGCTTCAGCAGCAGCCTTGTCGGCAGCTTCCCTGGCTTCGGCTTCGGCAGCGGCAAGATCAGCAGCTTCCGCCGCAGCCAGGTCGATGGCACGGCCTTGGGCAATGAGGGCGTCCGCCACCGCGTCATCAAACCCGGCGGTCTCGCCGGGCTGATACATCAGGTGGGAGCGGATAAAGCGAACGCACTTCATTGCGGCAAGCGGTCCGCGCCGCCGAAAGCGATAACCGCCGAGAGGGCTGCGGTATCAGTGCCAGATGCCGACAGGTTCGGCGTGAAATTCAGCCGCACATAGCGACCAGCCCCGCCGAGCTTCACGTTGGCTTCGAAGGTGCCGGTCACGGTGCCACCACCTGCGGGGCCAGTGGCCACCACCTGCGCTGCGGCGCTGATCAGCACCTCGGCATCAGACAGGTTCGAGGCGTCACCCTCGTCCATGTCCCAGGCGATGGTCAGCGTTTGGGTGGCCGCAAGGGTGGCCGTGAACGGGATCGCCACGACACAGGATTGCGGAAAACCAAGAGCGGCGCGGTCGAGGATGACCCCCACCACTTCGGTGTTGTCGCCACCGCCCCCCGCCGTCACGGCGGTGTTGGCAGCAGCGCGGCGCACGGAGATGAGATCTCCGATGCTGCGGATCTGCGTGGTCATGTTCAGTCTCCATTACCCCACTCAGGGGCGTTGATGCCAAAGGGAGGAAAGGGGCGATGCCGCCCCTAGGCTCAGGGCGTCCAGGTCACGCCGGTGAGGATCGAAACCGCCGGCAGATGGCGCAGGCCGATGTCATGCTGCATCTTGAGGCGCAGCAGGGTTTCATCGCGCGAGAACGCCGCCTGCATCGTGCCGCTGGCATCCTTGTAGGCAGCTTCGGTCGACAGGGCGACTTCCATGCCGGTGTGCTCGCCGACCACGACATGCTGCGGCGCCACCAGCATGATTTCCGAGTGGGTGCCAGCGCCGAGGTTGTCCGGAATCTCGGTGGTGACGTGCACCCGCTTCCGACGCAGCATCCCGTCCGACATTTCCGGGTAAACCTTGTTGCCGTTCCCGTCGCGCAGGTTGGTGAGGAACATCGCGGTCCGCGGCGACATCACCCAATGCGCCGATGTCCAGACAACATTGGCATTGCCCAGGGCCAATTCCAAGCGACCGAGGTCGTTGTCCACGGTCTGGATCGTCGGACTTGCCGTCATCACCAGAACATGGGTGGCCTCGAATGGCGTGCCCAGATGCTGCCAACGCAGGCCGCGCGGCGAATTCTCGGTCCCGACACCGCGCAGGAAGTACCGATCCTGTACTTGGGCGGCATCCATGACGACATCGTCGCGGATCATGCGGTCGATGGCCACGCCGGCGGCGTTCAGAAGGTCGTTCGAGATCGGAATGATGCCCGAGAGCTTCTTGGCCGACAGCTTCATCTGACCATAGGCATAGCCGGTCGCGGGAAAATCCTCCTGTTCCCCGGAATAGCCGAAGGTCGCGCCGGTCGCGCGGCGGTTGGTCGTCAGGTTCCCGTTCGGCATCTGAACGACCCGCGGCCCCATCGCCATGACAACGCTGGCCGGGCGCAGCAGCTCGATGACCTCGCTGGAAACATCTTCCGGCACCAGGAAGCCGCCAGCCTGACCAGACCCCATGTTCTGGTTGGCAAACAGACCGGAATCGCCATTGGCCTCAGCGATCTGCTGCGCCAGGAACACGTTGCCACCTGCGGCGACCACCGTCCGCAGCATGCGGGCGAAGGTCAGGCCCTTTTCCTTTGGCTCGGCCGGGGCGGGCGCACCGGCAACAGGCGCGGTGACGCCCGGCAGGGGCTGCGCGGGACGGGCAGCTGCAGCTTGGCGGCGTTCCAAATCCTCGGCCCGGGCCAGCTCTGCCGCAACCTTGTCGTCTTCAGCTTTCAGGGCATCGAATTCGGTGCTCTGATCCGCCGTCATTTCCGCATCGTCAGGCACCGCCGCAACGATGGCCTGCATCTTCTCGAGAATGCCCGCGCGGCGGGCCTTCAGCTTCGCGATCTTGTCCATTTCAGACTCCTTGAGCGGCCCGCAGCCGCATCTCCACTTCGGCGGCGGCCAACGCACGGCGACCCCCAGTATTCATCCGGGTGCGCCCAGATTTCGCGGAAAGGACGCTTTCCAGCGTCCCGATGCGATCAGCCATTCCGGCCTTGATCGCGGCTTCAGCGGCCAGCATGCCGCCCTTGCCAAACTCATTGCGGACCGTCTCGAGGCTGACTTTCCGACCCCGCGCCACATCGGCGAAGAACACGGCCTCCATCGCATCAACATCCGCCTGAAGCGCAGCGCGCCCTTCCTCGGTCGACGGATCGGCCCGCTTGTGCGGGGCGCCGGTGCTGACAATCTCATAGCTGCGCCGGCCGTCCGCGCCGGGCGCCTCTTGCCGCGAAATGGTCGCGACGACGCCGAGCGATCCGGCATATGCCGAGCGATCCATCACGATCTCGCCCGCTTGGCTGGACAGCCAATAGGCGGCGGAAGCGCATTGACCGGTGACAAAAGCTGTCACCGGCTTGCTGGAACTCTGGATCGCGTCGGCCGCCTCGCCGAGCCCGGAGACGACACCGCCGGGGCTATCGACCAGCAGCACGATCCGATCGATCCGTTCGCTGGCCTGCGCGACGCGCATGTCGCGCATCATGGAATCGAGCGACGTGCCGTCCGCCGACGCCGAGATCATGCTGGACCGCGGGAAGATGGCGCCAAGCATCGGAATGACCGCAGCGCCGTCCCGGTGCGTCGATCGTGCCGAGCCCTCAAGCCGCTCGCCGACCGCCGCGAGGGCTGACCAGCTGCCGCCGATGCTTGCCTCGTGGCCGTCGCGCCGCAGCAGTTCGAGAACATCAGCATCCAGCGCGCGCGCCGCGATTGCCTCGATCGCCGCCAGATACTCGGGGATGATCGCCCAAGGCTGGGCGCGGATGGCCGCGACAACGGCCGAGAGTTCATTCCGCATTTTTGGTCTCCTGCGGTGCCACCCGGGGCACCGGTTGCGGCTCGACGGGCTGCCCCGCGATGCCCATGTTCGAAGGACGCCAGTATTCCGTGCCCGCTGCGCCTGGCAGGTTTGGCTCGTTCTCGCGGCTGCGAAGTTCGTTGGCGTTGACCATGCCCATCTGCCGCTGGAGCCAGTACGCCTCCATCCGGCTCTTGATGTCGCCGCGCACCAGCGCATCGGTCAGGTGTTCGAAGTAGAAACCTTCCGCCGCGAATTGCCGGGTCGCAGCCGTAGCGAACCGCGCATAGTGCGGGCCGAGGTGGAAGATCACGAACTCGAGCGACTGCTGTTCGATGTTGCTGAAGGTGGCGCGCGACAGATCGAAGATCAGGTGCGGCGGCACACCCCAAATGCGCGCCAGATCCACCACCTGAAACTGCCGGGTTTCGAGGTACTGGCTCGACTTCAGATCGTGGGTAAGGAAATTGGCCTTCAGATCCTGATCCAGCACCGCGACGAGATCACCATCCGGCCCGGTGTAGAGCTTGCTCCAGTCATCGCGGATCCGCTTCTTGTCTTCCGGCCCGACCTTCTGTTCGGTGGTAAGCACCGTCGAAGGCCGACCGCCCTTGTTCCAGAACCTTGACGCATGGTCCGAGGTGGCAATGGCGCCGCCCAGGGCATCCTTGGCATAGGTCACGGGATTGAGCCCGACGATCCCGTCACGGCTGAAACCCTTCACATGCCAGATGTCGCGCGCAGGGAAACGCTCGCGCGACCCGTCAGGCAAGGTCGCATCGTAGAACAGGATGGTGCCGCTCGCGCGATCGAAGTACTCGGCCACCACGACCGAGCCCGCCTTCAGACGGGTCAGGGCGGCAACCTCGCCGCGGTTGTTGCGCGACACGTAGGAATAGAAATTTCCGGCCAGCAACAGATCCGACATGCCGAGCTCGAAGAACTCGAAGGCCGACTGGTGGCTGTTGGGCTGGCCAGCGAGCAGGCGCTCGATGGGCTCCTTTCCCTCAAGAAATCGCCCGCTCTCGGCCTTCCGGTAGTAGTGAAGCGGCGTCATGGCAAAGACGCCGCAGAGAATACGCAGGGCCTGCAGGGTTGCCGGGATCGAAAGCGCGGTCGCCTCGTTGACCCTGACGCCCGCCTTGCTCACGCCGCCGATCGGCGTAAAGCCGCGCCACTGGGATTCGCTCTGCACGTTCTGTTGAGGAACAGCTGCCGAGAGCACGGGCTCCACGCGGGCAGCCGCAATCGACCGCGCAGATGCACGGCGAAACGCATTCATCAGGCCCATGTTACATCCCTGTATATTCGAAGGCGGCAGGCCCGGCGGCAACCGGGTCGCGCAGCATCAGCATGAAGGCGTTGAAAGTCGCCATCAGCGGGTCAATCTTGGCCTTGCCGGCCACTTCCTTGGTGATCCGCACCGCGGATCCTTTGATCTCTGGCTTCGCGTTGCCGACTGTCCACGCCATGAGAGCCTGTCCACAGTGGCGGAACGTGCCTTGCTTCAGCATCCGTTCGAGGCCCCAGATGGCCGGTGAAAGCCGCCAGTCCTGACCGACGATCACCAGCTGCTCATACGTGATCCCCTTGTTGAACATCTGGAACTGGATCGCTGCACTGTTCGTGGTGTCGACCCCGATCGCCCCCTGTTCAGGCAGTAGACCAGCAGCCAGAAGCTTGGCGGCAGTCTCTGCCACCCGGCTCACATCGCCGGATGTATCATCGTCTTTCAGCGCGACCAGATCGCCATCCTCTTCGAAGTTCCGCAGGCGGGCCGCGATCTCTTTGCGCTCTTCGAACACTTCGGGGTGCGCAAAAGCGCGCGCCCAGTGCAGCCAATGACCCGTCTCGCGGCATCGCCCAATTACGGCCTCGGCAAAGAGGTCATCAAGGCCACCGCCATCGATCCCCTGGACGGCAACCGCTGACCGCTCGATCAACTCGTCCAGCGTCAGGCCGGTCTCGACACAGTCATCCCAGTATTGCGCGCCAAGCCAGCCTGCTGAGAGCCCGACACCTATTTCAATGTTCAGATGCTGGCTGGCCCAGATCTGTTCCGCGTGCTTGGTCACGCGACCGTTGTTGTCGTAGTCATCGACCAAGGCCTGTGGGTCGATCGAAAGACCAAGGTTCGGCAGCACAAGGCCCCAGTTGCGGCGGTCGCGCCAGAAATCCTGATCGCGCTGCAACTCTAGAGGAAACTCATAGAGTACGGGCAGCATGATGGGCGATGGCCCGCCACGCCCATCGCGGATCTTGCGCGCCTTATCCAACTCGGTGCGCCAAACCCCCGCCGGGCTCTCGTCGCTTTGCGTGGTGATCATCAGCAGCTTGCCGCGCTGCTTAGTGATCCCCCCACCCCGAATCTGCTGCATCACAGCGGCGGCCTTGGGCATTTTGCCCAGCTCGTGCACCTCGTCGATGATCGTAAGCACCGGGATCTCGCCGGTCACGATGTTCGTCGAGAAGGTTTTCACTGTCAGGCTGGTGCCTGTCTGCCGTCGCGTGATCTCACTTTCAGATTCGTTGACGTGGAAGATCGCACTCAGCTGCTTATCCAGTTGGATCATGCCGCTCGCTTGGCCGAAGCATCGGCCAGCGATCGCCTGCGATGGTCCGACCATAAGCATCTGCCGGTTCGGTGCGTCCTCCATGTAGAGCGCGGTCAGCCCTAGCCCGCCAGCATAGGTCGTCTTCGAGTTCTTCTTTGGCACCTCACAAAGCAATTCCCAGACCAAGGGCTGGAAGGTCTCGGGATCCTCACTGGCCAGAAAGGCCACAAGGATATCCTTGAACCAGTCACCGCAAGCGTCCGCCATCCGGGGATTTCCCGGCACGTCAGGCAAGCGGAGCCGGTTGAAGAACGTCAGAGCCCTCTGCGCTCGGACTTCGTTAATCGGGACGCTCGCCATCGGCGGCAGTCCCTGCTGCATGCGTTCCCACCAGTCCGGACAGGCGAAGCGTGGAATCGCGTTATTGTCGAGCATGGCTCGCCGCTTCGTGATTCAGCTCAGCCAGCAACGCGGCCTCCGCATCCTCGGCCTTAACGCGATCCATGGCTTTCTTGCCTGGGCGATCCGCAGCTTGCGGCGCGGCGGCCTGCGGGCGGCTTCCCACATTGCGTTCGGCCTCCATGCGGTCGTTCTTTTCGATCAGCTGATCCAGCAGCCGCATCGCGCCAACGTTTCCGCCGAAGGCGGCCTGAGCGGCCGTCATCATCTGCTTCGCCCTCAGCTGATCTCGCGCATGGTCTCGGGCAGATAGCTCGGCTCTAAAATACCGCTTCAGCGTCGGAACGCTGATCTTAATTCCAGTCCGAGGATCGAGGATGGTGCTGGCAATCCGGTCATTGGACCAACCGGCGGCAAGCAACATGCTGACTTTAAACGAGTTTTCCTCTGTCCATTCGAACGGAGGCCGCCCGCGCTTCGTCAGGACACGGTAGACAGGATCGCCCCAGAAGGTGAAGCCGATCACATCATCCCGATTTTCACCGTCGCCCATGAAAAAAATCTCCAGATGAGGTCACACACCGGTCTAGGGGCCGGGGCCTCCCAGAGATCAGACCCCCCCTCCCCCTGCCGGGCGGGTGCGTGACGCCGCCTCTTCCCGCTGCTTTTCCCGGTCGTGGCAGGCCTTGCACAGGCACTGCAGGTTCTTGTCATCCCAAAATAGGTCAGCATCCCCGCGATGCGGCACCTTGTGGTCAGCGACCAACAGCGAGGTGTCACTGAGCGTGACGCCGCAGGCGGGCCGCTGGCAGGTGAACAGATCTCGCACCAGTACCGACCAGCGAAGCCGCTGCCACCGCGCCGTCTTGTACCAGGAGCGCCACGACAAGGCGGCATCCCGCTCGCGAGACACCTGCGCCTTGGACCGATCGAGGAAGCCGAGCTGCGAAGGCATGCGATGCGTCCCATCGCGCAGCATCCTGAGCTTGGCCATCGTGACGCCATCCATGTCTGGGAAATAGGAAGCGCCCGCGAGGACTGACCTGCGGGCGCACCTTTGGATAATGACGAAGTAGTTGCATGCGACGGTACTAAGCGTCAAGCCCCTTCATCGAAGTAGCCCTGCATACGGTCCAGCGCGGCGGCGATACCCTTGCGCAATTCCTTTCTGTGCTTGCCTTGGGCAGCCCAACCGCCTTCTGCCTTGGTGGCCCAGCCATGGGCCGCGAGCACCGATGTCAGATCCTTCCCGGCCAGCACAACCGAATCGACTGCTTGCCGCGCCGAGATCGGACGCCGGGCATTGCCGCGATCCATATGCCGCCGCACGTCCATGACCACCACAGTGCCGATGCGGTCCTGCAGGCGGGCAAGTGTGGCACCCCGTTCGATGTAGGTATCGATGAACAGACCACCGGCACCACCGCCTGAGCGGCCAGCCTCGAGCGAGGCGCACTTCATGGCCGATCCCTCACGCCACTCCACAAGCGTCCGATAGTAGGCGGCGATGGCGATCTGCCCCGGCGTGAAGGGCGGCACGAACGGGGCATCGGTCCCGCGGCTGGCATGACGGCGCGCGGCCTGAACGACCATGGCTTCCAGCGGACAGACATCACGCCAATGGGCACCGTCCCGGCGCCGAGCACCACCAAGCCCCACGATCCAGTTATCCTCCAGACGCATGGGGCCGCGCGCAGGGGCCACAGGGGCGGCCTGCATGGCCTCGGGCGGCACGGACAGTGCCAGCACCCGCGCGAGCCTCTTGGCCTCTTCGGTGACCCGGGCCTGCCATTCTCCAACTCTGGCCTTCCATGCGGCCTTATCGGCCTCGCGCCCTTGGTCCAATTCATTTGACCCACTGACCAATCCGGAAACTGTCCCTGCCTTCATTGCTCGCTGACCCATATTTTGTGCCTCAGTCTTTTTCTCTCACTCTATCTTGTCTCTCGCTTTTCCTTTCAGGGAGGATAGGGAGGAAAAGAGAAAATCAGGGAGGAACGGAAACGAGGTGAAACGCAGAGAAATGCAAGCCATTCCAGATGGTTGATAGGCAGGCAGGGAGGACAGGGAGGATAGGGAGCTATTTTCCCATAACGCATATGAACAGCGGCCTCAGGCTTACCCTTCAACCCCCTATGATGGCCTCTCATATACGTAGCGCGGAAGTTGCTCCCTATCCTCCCTGAACTCCCTGGCACGCTGGCAACACACTGCTTTCGCAGGAATATCCCCCCGGACCCCATGGCCGCGAAGATCCTCCCTGCGATAGGCGGATGCTCCCTATGCTCCCTGAAACCTTGCAAATGGGGTGCGGGGAAATCAGTCGACATGGGCAACTCGGCCCGTAATCGGGCGTCCTTCCTGATCGCGGGGAACATCGCGATACCTTCGGCCGAACTCCTCATCGAACCTGATGCCCACATAGGTCATCACGCCGCTGGACTTGACCGAGGTGTAACCCTTGCCGTCGCGTGGGCTTTTCCATCGTCCGGCCTTGTCCTTCAGCCTGGATGACACGCGGCGCTCAGACCACTTTCCCTCGCCCCTGCAATCGAGCCAGTAGTTGAAGGCAAGCATGAGCTCGCGCGCCGGGATCCGGTCTGTTGCCTCACCGGTGCAGTCACAGCAGCTGGCAATGAATGACCCGACCGGGTCGCTGTCCTCTCGATACTCAAGCGTGGCATCGCGCACCGCATCCGGCTCACGCAGCCCGCCCTCGAGGAAGTCGAGCAGCCCATGCACCAGCCATTGCAGGATGCCGTCGCGCTCTTCCCACAGCTTTGCGCCAAGGTTCTGGTCGCGTTCAGCTTCCGGGATCTGCACATCCCACGGCACCAGCTTCATGCGGCGCCAGATGCCATCATCGGTGCTGCGGATGTCAGGCTTGTGGTTTCCTGACATTGTCAGCTTGAAGTAGGGGTAAAGCCGGAAGAATGACCCGTAGTTCGGCCGCACCATGATCGGCTCGCCCGAGGTGATCGACTTGATCAGCGCATCTTGCAGCTGCTCGCCTTCCTTGGGCTCAGAGGCCCGGGCCATCCGCGCGCCGACCAGATAGACAAGGTCAGGCGTGGCCTGTGCCCCGTTCTGAGTATGCTTGCCGGTCAGCGTCTCAATCCGGATCTCGGCGGCATACTCGCCCAGAAGGCGGGCCATCAGCTCGACCAGCACGGATTTGCCGTTCGCGCCCGCACCATAGAAGAAGGTCAGCGCCTGCACGGGCAAGCCGGTCAGAGACAGGCCGAACCATCGTTGAAGAAACTGCCGCATCTCCCAGGATGGCTGGACGCGCTCGAGGAAGGCCAGAAACTTGGGGCACTTGGCCTTGTCGTCATACTTGGCCTGTACGACCTTTGAAATCCGCTGTGCGCGATCATGCGGATCGAGCTTGACCATGGCCGTCTTGACCGAGGTTTCCGGGTCGACGTCGATCGAGAACCGCATGACGCCTGACAGGCAGTTCACCGCCAGGGGATCGGCATCCAGCTCTTCATGCGTGACCGCGATATGAGGCGATGCTTCCTTCAGCGCGGCATCGATCCGCGCCGTGTTACCTGCGGTGCGGGCAAAGTTCCGGTGCGCCTTGCGCTTGTCCGCGAGGGCTTTCTTCAGGTCAGTCAGGGCCGAGATCTGCCGCATGACCTTGGCAATCTCGTCATCGGTCTCTGACGTGCGCTTGCCATCTTCGCCGACAGTGGCGTGCAACTCCGCCAGACGGCTGCGAAGTTCAGGCTCTCGCCCGATCGCATCCATCTGCCAGTCTTCCAGCCGTATCCACGGGATCTCCCGCGCAATCAGCTCGCCCAGTTGTTGTGCCTTGGACCGCACCCCCAATTCGTGCCGATCGAGCGCGTAATGGGTGCCACACCAGATGTGCCAACCCAGAGTAGGAACCCAGATGACATCCTGCCCAAAGTGGGCACAGAACCGGCTGCCATTGCCGAAGTCATTCAGCGGCAGCTCGACACAGTCCTGCAGGGTTGGGTCATCATCCTCATCATGGGGGTCAGGGGGCGGCGCGTCGTCACCGGGATAGGGTGCATCCTCGTCGCCGAACCGATCGTCCAGTTCGTCATGCGGGGGTATCGTCGTCTCCACCACCAGATCCTCTGGCATGTCGACGTCCACAGGCTGCGCCATCACGGCGCGCACCCGATCCACCGGATCAGTCATTCCCATCCCCCATCAGAACATCGTTCAGGTCCACACCTTCACCGGCGCGGACAATCTGGCCCTTCAGCCCCGGCCGCAGGGCCATCGCCCTGCGCAGCCCGGCCAGCATCTGGGCGCGCGTCGATCGAGGATCGCTGTCGCCATCCTCCACATAGATCAGCCTGCGAACGCCCTGCGGCGGCACGAAGGCTTCGGTATCGGTCAGGTCAGGCAGGCCCGCGAACTTCAGGCCAACGCCCATTTGCCGCTGCCCGGCCATGTTGCCCATGCTGATCCCGGCCCAATAGGCAGCCCCGGGCGGAACACCAGAAACCAGCGCCGTCAGCGTGGTTTCGATCCCTTCGCCCATGACAATGGTTTGTGCCGGCGGCGTGAGTCTGATCGCACAGCCCTTCAGCGACCCGAGGGTCTTCTTGACCTTGACTGGCTCGCCTGTGACCGGGTGGCTGATCGCGGGTCTGCCCTTCGGTCGATCGAGATCGAACCAGGTGCGATGCACGCCGCGGAATCGGCCGTCAGCACCTTGCATCGCCGCCAGCATTGCCGGGCCACGGTGAACCTCGACCCACTTTCGATCGACCTGGACGGTGTAGCGCAGATCCGGATGGAACCGCAGGCAGACCGGCAGGGTCGGGTACAACTCGGGAGTAATGCCCCGCAGGCGCAAGTAGTCATGCACCTGGCTTCCTTGCGCCTTGCGCCCCGCTTCCCAGATCTCGCGGGCCGAGGCGATGGCCTCTTGCCGCTCACGCTCGGCACGCTCGAGGTTGCGGCGGCGGTTCTCTTCGGCCTTGCGCTTGCGTTCGG